TTTGACAGTAGTTTATCAAATTATTGGGTCAAAATCAAAGATACTAAACAGCTTCTCACGGGTCTTTTCCACAAAGTGGTCACCGACAATGTAAACAGTGCCATCATTTAGCCAGCGAGCAATCACTGCTTTTTTCTTGACCCAGCCAACTGTCGCTGTCCCATCCACATCACCATCAACATTTTTCGAACTAACTAATACACTATCAGCCAAGTGAGGATCATTTCCGGTAGCAATTCGATTACTATAATGTAGCCGTTTAGTTTCATCAGCTAATTTCTTTTGTAAAACATCGGCACCGGCTTTAGTGATTATAGTTCTTTCCGCCCGGTTGGGTACCAGTCGCTTTATTTTCGCTAAATAATCGTCTAATTGTTCGGCCATACTAACCATGTTTTTTACCAACCCTCTCATTAATCTGTAGAGTCAAAATGTCATAAGTCACAATTTTATTGCTATCATCTAAACTCAAATTAACGATTTGATACAGTTGGTCTTGATATTGAACTAACAGACCTTTGTCAATTAACGGATTGTGTCGAATAACAATTTGAATAGTATCTTCAAAATCTGTTCCCAAAAGCGAAACGTTCTGTGTGTTAGTTCGCGTATAAGGCATGCACCATAACACGAACTGTGGTTTAAATTGCGTTCCTGATGCACCAGTATTAGGATTAATTGTTGGTAAAGCCGTTCCAAACTGGGCTTGCCGATTAAACTGCTCCGGACTAAATTTATTAAGTGCCATCCGGATCACTTCCTGAAACCATTCCTTGGAGTTGATCTAGCATCATCAACAAACCAGCCGACATCCCCCTAGATAATTCCCGATCATAATATAATTGAGTTGCCAGTGTTTTTATTGCTAAGTCGTAAATTGATGAGGCTTGATATTGGGTTTCAGTTGAACTGACTGAATGATTGACAATCTCAGTTGCCTCATTAATCAAATTGGTAACAGTCGTTAATTCAGTCGGACTTTGGTCAATATGCAACTCATCCATTAATTCTGTCGGATTAACCGTCACATGACACCCCTCCTAACAGCCGCCCATCACTGTATTGTTTATTTCATTGGCGACTTATTTAAATTACTTGCCAGTTGAACTAGTAGTCCCACTAGTCTTTGCAGCAGGAGTTAAATCTGCTAATCCAGTAAATGGCGCATAAATGACCGATTCAGTATCCCACAACTCAACATCAAAGCGATCAATGGCACGAATCTTAGTCAAGTCACTTTCAAAAGAACCAGCACCAATATTAGTAGCCAACAAAGACATCTGTTGGAGATCGAAAAGTCTAACTGCTTCTTTCAAAGCACCGATGTACAGTGGGAAACTGTTACCATCGTTTGGCAGAAAGGCATCGGCAATAACTGTAATTGTCTTACCAGCCAACATTTTTTGTGATGGATTAAGCGGGTTAGGTTGAATGACGTATTGTCCGTTATTATCCTTGACTTTATCCAGAACAGCAAAGCCTGATTGGTTAGTAACAAATGCAGATTCATTCCAAATCAGTGGATCCAATTCCTTGTTGTAAATATCCTTAATGGCGTCAAAACTATCAACTGTGGTTTTTTGTGCGCTTGGTAACTTAGCCAATGCTTGCAAAATTTCACTGTTCCGGGTAATAACATCCTTCTTGGCAATCCAGTTTTCCAAATATGATAATAGATTTGCATCACTATCATTCATCAAAGTATTTGTAATACTAGAAATTCCGGCATATCGATGAATTTTATAATTTAATGGCTTAAAGGCTGCCGGATCATCATTATTCCCAATTTGGGCTGTTTCATCATCCAAGTTGGCAAATGGGGTCACTGACTGTCGTGGCTCAATAACTCGTGATCCCGAAGGTGCATTAACTCCTTCCACAGTTACTAGTGGCTCCAATGATGTAAAGGTTTGTTTTAAAGTATTGATGGCCGTTTGGACATCTTCTGGAATTGTCAAGCCAACACCATTTCCGTTGGCATCAAGTCCACTAGACATCAAATTCAAAAACTTTGGATCACCCTTTAAGGCTCCCTTGACAATATTAATAAACTTAGGCTTGTCTTTTGGCGTAACATCTTTTTGACCACCTGCAGCTGGTTTATCAGGCTTTACTAATTTAGCCGTTGCTAAAGCATCATCATATGCACCTTTAGCAAAATCTCGGGTCTTCTTTGCTTTATCAATTGAATCAGCAATTTTAGTTAGATCCTCATCTGAATATTTTTCAGGAGAATCGTTCAGTTCAACTGCCATTTGATTACGCTTTTCTTGAAGGTCCGTTACTTTTTGACCAGCTTCAAGCCAAGCATCGTGCAGCTTATTTAAATCCATAATTTAATTTCCTTCTTTCTTAAATAAAATAGCCAACTTATGTGATCGTAATTGGTCACTAGTTTGGCTATTAGTTTCTTTAGGCTTTTCTTTTACTTTGGTTAACAATGATTTAATTTTACTAATTGCCTGATTACTCAACATAACCGGCGAGAGCATATTAGTAACTTTGGCTGGTTGATCGTCAAACATCATTTCGTCTGCAAATCCTTGCTCAACGGCATCTTTTGCATTGATATAAGTTTCCTTGGCCATCATTTGCATGACTGTTTGCGGATCCAGTCCTGTTCGTTGCACATAAACATTTGCAATTGATTGATCAGTCGAGTTCAAGCCTTGTAAATCGCTGGATAAATCATCTGCATTCCCTTGAGATACAGTGGAAGCCCGATGAATCATTAATTGAGCCGTTGGCGAAATTTTAATCGTATCACCAGCCATTGCAATGACACTGGCCGCACTCGCTGCTAATCCAACAATGTCAACTTCCACATTACCGGTATAATTCTTAAGTGCGGTATATATCTCAGAACCGGCAAACACATCGCCACCCGGTGAATTAATTTCGGCAACAATATTTTGACCATTTGCAGTGCTTAACGCATCTTTAACTGCGGAAGGAGTAACTGTTGAATAGCCAAAGAATTCATATACTTCAGCATCATCATCACTAGATACAACACCTTTAATTGGTACTGTTGTCATTATCATCACCTCCTTCCACTGCTGAAACTTTCAAATCAGGAAAAACTCCCGCTTGTTTCAGAATTGTTTGTGCTTGTTGTGGCGTTAATGCTGGTGACTGACCAGTACTTAATTTAGTAATATTACTAATTAATTGCTGATGATCAACATCAATAGCCGAATTAATATCCATTTTAATGTCGATTCCCAACTTTAAAGACAATTCTGATTCAATTGGCCGAATATATAGGCTCAAACTATTTTGATACAAAGAACGAATCATCTCAATTGATGATTGTTCGTCACCTTGACCATTTAAATAACTATCTGGAACACAAAAAGCCTTGGCAATCTGGGTCTGACTAAACGTGGCATTATTTAATAATTTAGCTATATCCGGATTAATCTGTAAGGAATCAAGCTGAGCAGATTGATCCAAAACAATTGGTCGACCAGCATTCGAACCAGAATTCTGATTCTCAAACGATTTTCTAATATTTTCTTTAGCTTCCGGTTCCAATTTGGCCGCCGGAACCGTAATCGTATAACTAGGCGCAATTGCATTCTTTAAACTGCTCAGTGACAATTGATTACTATAGTTCTGGATGTTAATTTCTTTAGCTAAACTGTTTAGCGGACTGCTACCAACCAATTCAGTGGCAACTTGTCCGGAAACAAACAATCGGAAATGTAAAACGTCGGCAGCTAAATATGTCACCTGCCCTCGGTCATCACCGTAATTAACTGTGTAATAAAGAACATTTTGTTGATTATCTAAAGTAATGCTGACCTGGTAAAACGGGATTAAGGTCAACCCTGCTGGACTTCCATTGCCATTTCGCTGAATTAGAACAAAGGCGTTGCCAGTTAACATCATTTGAGCACTAACTGCTTGCCAAAAATTATAAGCACTCAATAATGTGCTGGGCTGATTTAGCATGTTGCTATATTGGTCTGTTTTAAATTCACAGCTGGCCACATCACCTGCAATTCGATTAATCACCGCATAAATATCACTATTTTGCAGTGCTCCGTCTGCATCCACAGTGTTAGTGGATAACAATGTACCATTTAACATAAATGGTGAATACCCGGTGGTACTAATTGTTTGTGTTTGTTTTGACATAAAATTTTTAAAGGGGTTCAGCATTCAACGCCTCCTTTCACGAAATGACATAGGCTAAAACGATTAAAGCAATCCCGGCCACTACCCAACCTACAATAAAATTAATAAGGCTTGCGGCAACCACAAATGCAATTAACCCAAATAAAAATAATATAAAAGACAGGTTAGTGATTAAACCTGTCCATAGTTGTTTCAGATTCAACTAATCTGCCTCCCTAATAATTTATTCACTACATATATCACCCAACAAGTGTTGAAAATATTAAAAACTAAAATGATCACTGGTAAAGAATTCGTTGACCTCCTCATTACTCATTCCATTAAATGGATTCTTTTTATCTTCTTTAAGGCCATGATTAGGATTTTCAAAATAAAAAAGGGCTTGAGACATGGCATCGATAGTGGCATCGGCACAATCAATTTTCGAAGTCAACGCCGTTCGATCAATTTTAATACCATATGGATTAGCCACTGTTACAGCGTTAGCCAAGCAGGTCTGCAAAATCGGATCAGCCAGCATCTCAATATTTCCCGCAATAAACTGATTTCTCAAAAATACTGTGGGCGAGCTCAAACTAACCGTCCCTTGCTTTAAAGTAATAAAAGGCACTTCTGGCATATTATTATCCAACCAATCAGTAATTGCACTAGCCTGATAAGGATCATAAATGAAGGCCTTAACTTTCAAATGATGATCGTTAACAAAATCCAGGAACCAGCGTCCAACAAAATCTTCATCAATTAAGCCATAAGAATTTTGCGAAATATCACAAAAGCCTAACTTTTCTGCGTTTGAGTAATTAATTCCATCTTGTTTTTCTTTCACAATAATGGAATTATCTGCTCGGGCTAACGGAACAAATGAATGCTGCAAGATGAAATATTTCTTTTGTTCGCCATTCAAATGTGGGAAAACAAAACTATAAGCCGTATCATCTGAAGCATGTGATAAATCAAAACCCACATAGCAATCTTGATTATCAATTTCGAAATCAGAAACAACTGACTTTTGAATATCATCTAGTTTCAAATATTTATCTTTAGCCGTCTGCAACCACATATTGAGGTTACGGTTAATGAAATCATTTAACGTACCGTCTTCCAGCTTAGAATCACGTTCACTAATTAACCCTTTCAGTAGGGTATCATGCTTAGCCGGTAAATCTAGTAATGGATTACTTTTCACCCATGTTTCGGGGTTCTCAACTTCATCTTGGTCATCCTGCTGCCAAATTAATGCCAACGTTGAATCTTCCGTTCGGTTAGAATCTTTTTCCATCACCTTAGTGAGTCGTCTAACATCACTATACATCGGGACTTTAGGGTTACTGTATGCCGTACTGATAAAAAATGTTTGTCGGTTACTGGTTTGAACTTGTCCAGAAGTGACCTTAGAAATCACATCTGAATTAAAGTTTTCATCCCCGTATTCATCCACAGTAGCAAAGAGGAAATGAAAGGCATCTAATTGTGCACTACCAGCTGTCATTCGTAATATCTGGTTTTGAGTCTTCGTGGATTTCAAAACATCATCATTAATCGCAATATTCTGATCCTTGATTAATTTACGAAATCCAGGCATTTCTTGTAAGCTGTTAAAAGTCTGTTTAATGTAACGCCAAGACTTCTTAGACTGCTTATCAACCGGCGCCAAGTAACATAAATCGGCGTTAAACTGGTCACTAGCCTCGACCAAGTAAGCGTAAAGGATCAAGATATTCAATAAATATGACTTACCATTAGTCCGAGCCACTGAAACCATACATCGCTCAAATCGCTTCTGCTTGTCTTCCTTTGTTCGCCATCCCTGAGAAAGGCACAAGATTGCTTGTTGCCAAATCATCAGTGGTATCGGCTTGTTTTGAGAAACATCAGGGCACATGCGTGCGAAGTTACAGATATTTCGGCATTTATCCAAATCATAGTAATACGGAAACTTATCCTCCGTAGATCGTTTTAAATCATTCAAATGTCTAAACGCTGCTAGTTTAATTGTTTTGCAGGCTAACTGTTGACCAGTTAATACCCGGTAACAATAAACAGTGGCCGGATCACGGTATTTGCTTTTGATTTCATCAAAGTAGCCTTTCCCATCAAGCTGCTGAAAGATTTTATCCAAGTTAGTATTTCTTTGAGTAAAATCAAATTCCTGTACCACTAAAACTCACTTCCCCCATTTAACATCTCTTTAATATTGGGTTCCTCATCGTTGTCATCTGAGAGTTGCAGTAATGAGGCTCGTGCAGATGGTGTTAAGCCTAATTCGTGTGCTAAGCTGTTTAATTTTGCCGTAGCAGAATCAATAATTTGTGATGCCGGATTACGTTTCCAGCCTGCGTTGTCTTCATATGTTTCTCCAGTTCGTTGATTGACCACAGTTTTAGAAACTTTGGTGACAACACCATCTGTTTTAATTGAGTCATAGCCTTTCCGCAATAATTGATAGTTAATACAAAACGCTTCAATTGTTCCCTTGTCGGCCTGTTTAACATATCCTGATGCTTGCAAAATTGGTACAAGTTTCGTCCACATTGCTCGCGCATAACTTGACAGATATTTTGGACAACTCTTTTGAATCAAATCCATTCCAGAAGTTTCCGTTATTAGTTTTTGAGTTCTAACTCGCTGATCCTTGCGAGCATGCTTGTCTGTAGTTAGTTTCATTTGTTTTGGCATTTTTTAGTTCACCTCCAAGCAATAAAAAAGAGCCCCCAATAGGGACTCTTTCAATCTGATTCATTTAGACTAATGAATCACAAAAAAATCATTAAACACACTGTTCGAACGTATACACCCTACAATCGTGAAAAAACGTCTAATTATATTAACTTTTAGGAGGGAAATATACATAGTCATTATAGTAGGGTTATTCATATAAGCAATTTGTGAAATTGCGTGCACCCAGTTATAGTAAGCCCATAAAAAAGTTTTGAATTTACAACTTTTAACGTGCGCTACTGCTGGGCGTGCGCTCCCCTAGGCTTTCACCACCCCGGGGGTGTTTAAACATTCACCTAAATTGTATTTTTTTGTAAGATTCAAACAGTAAGCTTTAAACAATTTTTTCTTTATATCTATATCACCCAGAGGAGGTTGAAAAAATTGTTTTTAATAAGTAAACCTCATCAGAAATATTTATTCCGATTACCTACATGATACCACCTGAAAAACACTTTGTCGTTTCACAAAGACATCTTTTTTTAATTTTGTTGATGAAGATCCCCACCATCCAAGAAACGGTACCCACCCCTGAAATTATTACCATCCAAGCTGGCAGGAGTTTCCTACATCAGGGATGTTTATTTCGTGCGTTCAGATAATACTTTAATCCACCAACGTTTGCTGCAGTGTTTGAGTTGGTTTTGATTGAGTGATTGTTCAATCTTGGTTTTCGTATTATGCGTAGTCGGTGACAAGCACCATAAGTTATCCATGTCTAACCATTTATCAACAGATAGTACACGTCTAGGCACAATGTGGTCAACAATAATCTTATCGTTTGAGACTGGCAAGCCAGTGACTGCATCTAAATAATAATCTCGTGCAGCAACAAATTGCCGAATCTTTTTCCATTCCTTTGAGTGATAAAACTGATTCGCTGTTTGATCACGATAGTACATATTGTACTCTCGGTTTCGTGCAGAACTGACTGCATGGTTGGGCTTCTGGTGCTGTGTAACGTGCTCACTGCAATACCTTTGCCCCATTGGTATCAATGTTTGACAGCCAACCTCATGACAGATATGTAGCTTCATATAAGCTCACCTGTCCTTCTTTCGGTACGAACTGTTTACTTAATTCCTGCTGTAAATCAATGATTGAATCAATTAATTTGTATTCATCCAGTTTCAATTGATGATCATTAATTAAACCAAACGATTTCCAAACAATGCCTTGGTATTTCATTCCATATACTTTAGTTGCGTAATCGAATATATCATTGAACAAGTCGCTATTGCTGATAAATAAGGTGTGAACTTCGCTGTTTAATGTCATTGGATCAGCGTATTTATTAAGGCAATATTCAAAATCACCTAATACCTTTAGTTTATCTAACGTATCCTGATGATCGAAGACACTTAACTGTTCAGTAAACATTTGTGCATTTGATTTAACGTAAGCTATACGATCATACAATGCATGTTCAAACTTTTTATCAGTCATTGAAAAAATATCCATTGTAGCTATTTTTCCATATTTAAGCAGGCTTTTTACAAACAGTTTGGTTTTATCCGTCGGGAATAATGAACTAACTTTATTTACCAATGAATTATCAACTGACACTGAACTTTTACAATTTATAGGCGCCAATTGTCCAAGTTCATCAGATTTATCAAAATTCTCTACCAATAACGTCTTGTGACCATAATAATCTTCAACCACATCTTTAGCAGCATAGGTAATTGCCCATTGCTTATTTTTAAATTCAGGATTGCTCTTATCAGTAAAAGCTGCGATTAAATTAACTTTGTCTTTGCACTCCCAGTAATGAACTCGTTTTAGCGTCTGCTGTAATAGTAAGTTAAACGCATCATTGGTTGAACAATAAATCGCATAATGAATTCGATTAACCCCATTTCTAAAATTTCGACAATTAGTAATTGAATTAACTAACACTTCATCTTTCAAAGGATCACCACCAATAATTTTGAAGTAACTGTTACACCAAATGATGATATTTCATAGCTTTTAGTACAGCAGATTTACTCATCATCCGTTCTCCGTGCATATTAATTACCTCATCAGCATTTAATTGCTTCTGAATATTTTTAATATCATTGCCATTAATAACCAATTGAGTTAACTTCATCAAGAAATAACGTTGATACTGCTTACTTCTAACAGCATTCCGAGTACTTTTGACCATTTTTTCTGGGGCTATTTGATTAGCATAAGCTTGCAAACTAGACAACTTATTTGCTGGCACATTATTCATTGAACCATTGTATTGACTTTCTAATTCAATTACTCGTTTAACTAGTTCATTCATTTTTAATCCATCCAATCTGTAATATATTCATTTCATGTGGGATTAATCTTATCACGGTTTTACATATCTGGTTACTATCGTCACTCCTCCACACTTTGGATACTTGAGTTATTTAATAAATCCTTCAGAAATTCAGCTTCATCCCGTGTAAATTGTTGTGTGATTTCGCCTCGATCAACGTGTGGGTTACGTACTCCACAGATGAAATACCCACCACGATCATCTACTCGTCGAGATACATACTGTTGCCCATTACTACCAACCATGCCATTCATTTTTAAACGATATTTAGGAACGGATAATTCAACCTTTTCATGATTCAAGATTGCATCCACAACGTTAGCTAAATCATCGCGGTTAGAAATAGTCTCATCATTGGCATATTTATCAATGAATTTGGCGAATTTAGCTATTCTCTTCCAATCAGAAATACTTTCTGCCATTGTGCTTTGGTACATATTGAACAATTCCTTATCAACAATCTTTACTGTCATTTTTATTTACCTCCAATTATTTTTAACGCGTCATCTACAGAACGACAAACACCATATAACACTGGATATTGCTTAATAAATTTGGCAAACCGCTTCTGATCTTCACGTAACTTGCCTCGTTCATTTTTAACTTCAATCAAAATCATTTTTCCACTATGATGTTCAAAACCGGTAATATCCGGCCAACCTTTCGGGAACAAAGCAATAATCCGATTATCTTTGGTAATAACCTTACCTGCATTGCTCCGACACACGGTGCAGTCATGACTTGATAACGCCATTAAAATCTCGTTTTGAATCTGATGTTCTGATTTGATTTTTATCACTCCCACAGGTTGTGAAGGATGTGAAAGATAATGTGAAGGATAAACAAATCGCTGTAATCCTTGTGCCAGTAATGGATTAGCCATTATTTTTTACGTGTGAAGGATAAACCAAAATAAAGTGTTTACTATATATAGTCTTTCTTACTTTTTATATATATACTTTTGATGATTCATCCTTCACATAGGGTAAAAAGAGTAATAATACTTAGGGCGACAAGGGATTTCGAGTTTAATTTATCCTTCACTTATCCTTCACACATCCTTCACATCACTTAATCCAATTCATATTTGGACTAACTTTCAGCTTTATTCCTTGATAAACGTTCCCAACTCTGGAATGTTTCATCTCAAACTTCTGTTTCATTTCACGTCCGAATTTCTGTTTGCTCATTGAGTATTCAGAATTTTCTTTCGACCAGGATTGATACTTTTTGAATAGTTCACCGGCTGGGGCACGATATTCATCACCCCGATCACAACAATCATCCACAAACAAACTCACAACATCCATCTCTTCACGGTATTGCCGACTGGCACGGGTAACGCTAATTGGTGGGTTTAATCCTTCGTGTTGCCACATTAGTGCTCCCTCAACAATCCAGTTAAGAATGCCCACAGATTCACGTTGCAGTTTGTACTTCAAATCCTTATCAACCTTTTCAACTGGAATTTGAACTTTAAATGGAATCAACATTAATCGCCGCCAAATACCATCATCGGTACCCCGAATAATTGGCTTGTGGTTGGTAGCCAACCACAATTTGAACTGTGGTTTAAACTCAAACTCTTTTCCGTAAAGGAACCGGGCAGTTACTTTATCACCACCGGTCAACTGCTTAACTAATCCTTCATCCAATCTCACACCCTCATTTGGTTCACTTGATGTAACTAACCGGGCATTTTCCAGCCGGGCAATATCGGAATTAGCACCGGAATCATTCTGCTTCACCATAATGGATTTAGCCTGCATCGATTTAGCATAGGTTCCGAGAATATCCGAAATCATATCAGTAAAAATACTTTTACCATTGCGACCATTACCGTAAAGAATAAACATCACCTGTTCTTTAATGCTGCCTGTGGATGAATAACCCACAGCTTTTTGAATGTAGTGAATTAATTCTTTGTCACCATCAAATATCTGATTTAAAAACTCCGTCCATTCGGGGCAGTCGATATTATCGGTGTATTCCACACTAGCTTGCTGGGAAAACATTTTATCAATATCGTGGTTTTTCAGAATGCCGTTGGTTAAATCAATGTAGCCGTTGGCAGCATTTAGCAATGTAATATCCTTATCAAACTCGCCATGTAATACCGGCACTCGATGTTGCACCTCGTTTAACATGGCCCGCTTGGCACTGTTTGAACGGCTTTTTCTTAGAAAAGTACGCCAGGCGTTTTTAGCTTTTTCAGGATCGACATCAGCGGCAACCACCAACTTTTCATTTTTCATGTTGTTAACCGTCATATCAACGAATTGGGCTACTTTGCCTTCGTTATCCATTTCCCAATAACTGCCGTTATAGAAATACCAAGATTTATCAATATAGGAATATTTAACCAGCTTGCCGAACACATCCATGAATCGATCAGCATTTCCGGTATCATCCCACGAACGAGGGGGAATTTTCTTAGCCTTTTTGGTTTTGCCAAAATTGATAATGTACTTGTTTAACGGTTCTCGCTGTGGGTTAAAAGTTTCCTGGGTTTCGTTAATGGCTTTGTTCAGCAATCCAATTCCATACGTGGTTTTGCCGTGTTTCTCGTCATATTTTGGCCGCATCAAACTGGATTTTCTGAATATCTCATCCATTTTGTTAAAATCTCGTCCCGTCCAAAACGCTAAATCGTTGGCAAATGCCATATCCGCTTCACTCTGGGATGTATAGAAACCATCCCAACCGCCCTTCATAAACATCTTGAACCGTTTGCCGGTCTTACTTAATTCGGCTCGTCTAACAATTTCATCAATGGATAAATCATTCTTACGGATTGGCGTGTGGTTGGGCAATTTAACCACGTTATCTTTACCCAAGAATTTGGTGTACATCAGTTTAATTACTTGCGGATCCGGGGCATTGATGTGATCCGCATATCTGCCAACCGTATTACCAGTTAACGCGAAGAATCGTCCGGACTCATACATTTCAACGTTGCCTTTGCGACGTCGATCACCAGGAATTTTGCCTTTAAAAATAGCATGAATCCCGGTACCGGATAAACTAATTTCAACATATGATTTTGTCATGGTTAATACATCACGAACGGTATTTTGTTGATAATCACCAGCTTTGAATCGATCCAGTTCATCGGCGATGTGGTCAATATCCAAGCCGACATAACCATTCGCAAAATAGAATGCCAACCCATCCATATCGTACGTTTTCAATGCTCTTAACGCCGTTTGGTAATCAGTCCAACTATTTGGATCATTTGTGCGCCCAGCGCCACCATCGATTGCATTGTGGGGAATTTTCGTGTACTTGTTGCGTTCCGGCTTCCAAATCTTTTTGAAAAGCCCCCATTGTTTCAAGGCCCGCAACTCGTTTGGTATGTTTTCATATCTCAATTTTTAATACCCCCGAATTTAGAATGGTAAATCATCATCAGAAATATCAATCGAATCACCGGAATTGGCGAATGGATCATTATTGGCCGCCGGTGCATTATTCTGTGGTTCACTATTTTCAGCGAATGGATTATTGCCATTTTTTTGATCTTTCCATACATGTGCCACTTTAGGAAAATCAGACTTTTCAAAATTCCACGGGGCTACTTGGTTAACATCTTTCTTTTCACCGTTGTAATCATCAACGCCTTTTTTGACATATACTTTTGCCGGGCGGTTGGCAATCGCTTTGGTAAAATCTTCGATTGAATTAATCGGTTGGCCTTCGGGGATGCCCACAGCTTCCAAAATGTATTGAAAACTCTTGGTATCGTATTGGTTCGTTTTTTTACGCTTCCAGTTATCCATAAATACATGGCGGTTTTGGTATTTGGCGTTTGTGTTTGCCAATGCCTTCACCCCGTTCAAATCGTTACGAACGACTAAATCCAGTTGTAAGGATTCGGCACCACTCGGTGTTGCCTTTTCCTGTGCTGATTTGATTACCATTTCATAGGTACCTGTTGGCAGTGCCCCGTAAGTTTGGTGTTCATTGTTTGAGTAGTCTGTTGTAATAAAAGCCATAGTTTGTTATCTCCTTATTTTTTGTTTAAAAGTCCCAATCGCTTACCCTGCATATAGGCCCAACCGGGCTTATATCCACGGGCTTTTGCAATCTGATATAATTCGCTCATATTCTGGGCATTTTCCGGTTTCATCTTGCCGAGCTTAACAGTTGTGTAGTCGGTAGTTAATTTGAACTCACCAACTTTTTCAAGTTGTTTAGTGGCATCCACATCCATTTGTTCGGTTTCAACTTGAATTTCTTTCCCGCATTGTGGGCAAACATGGCACTGGGCGGGAATTACTGCCCAACAATGGGGGCATGTTTTAATCGGCGTTGACGTTGTATTATTGCTTCGTTTTTTCTTAGGTCGTCCTTCAAGGCTCCATTGTCGTGGAGTATCAGGCAGACCAAAACGGGTATAGTTAGCTGCATGATCAATGATAGTGGCCATTTTATTTGGCAAATATCGCATACAACGCATTGTTGCTTGAATATCAAATACCAAGCTTTCAGTTGGCCGTGCGATTACACAACACGTACACTCTTTGACGTCATATCCTTCATCAACCAATCCAAAGTTACATAGAACAGTGATCTTTCCCTTTCTAAAATCACTCATAATACGTTTTCTTTCGTCACTAGGAGTTTTAGAATCACAATGTTTTGCACTGATACCCGCTTTTCTAAATTCAGCCGCAATTTGTTTGCTATGTTGAGTATCATGAGCATAAACAATGGTTCGCTGTCCAAATGCTTTATCCATCCAAGTTTTAACAATATCGCCATACAAAGTGGGCTTTGCTGAATCACTAACAGACTGATTGGTATAATCGCCAGTGCTTGATTTCTTTAGCTTTTCGTCATTAAACAATGTCACACTGTAGTATTTATATGGGCTTAGTTTTTTGTGTTCAATTAACCACTTAACCGTGGGGCCTTTGACCATAGCAGAATAAATATCGTCAAACCCTGCTCCGTTCATTCGCCACGGACTGCCTGAGAATCCAAGCCTAGGAACATCCGAATAGTATTTAAAAATTTTTAAATATGTTTTTGCCCGACTATGTTGCGATTCATCGCAAATAATTAAGTTTGGTTTAGGCAAGTGATCTAATCGATTAGCAACTTTGCCCACAGTCATAATTGTGCAGTGCATTAAATCAACGTCTTGTTTCTGAAAAGATTGGGTTATTTGATTCACGAGTTCCTGTCTGTGGACGAAAAACATGACTTGTCCACCTTTAGCAACTGTTAATCTGGCAATTTCTGCAATAATAACTGACTTACCACTTCCTGGTGGTGAAACAATTAAAACACCATGATTGCCTTCAGCAAGCTTTTGACGGGTTTCGTCTACTAATCGTTGTTGATAATCAAATAATTTAAATGGCAATACTATTCACCGCCAAACATAAATAAGTCCTTAGCAGCACACATGGTTCGATTGTCCAAACGATTTTTGGCATAAATCGAGTCATTTCCTTGCAGCATAACGCCACGACCGTTAGTCTTCGGATTAATAATCAACCGACCAACCACATCACATAATCCCAACATTCCGTCCATCACGCTTTGACGAATTTCGGGTGCATATTGATTAAATTGTTGACCATTTTCAGTGGTAATCTGGCGTTGCGTCTCCCAAGCTGTAGTTAATACATTAACTGGCAACGCGTAGATAGCAGTCATTACTCTCGAAAAATAATTAGTCCACTGTGAATAATCCTGCAATTCATTTGAGATGCCATTATGGCTACCCTTACCCTTTTCCACAAACCAATCTTTTTCAAAGCTTGACACATTATCAATAACTAAATTGTCGTAACCAACAATCAATTCTGATGCCTGTTCAAGATACTGCTTCATGTCTTCTTCGGGGTGAGTTCGATCCATTTCATCGACTGTAACGTTGCTAATGCCAGCTAATACTTTAGCGGAGTTATCCAAATCAAAAATTCTAGTTTTACCAGGTAAATATTTAACACAAGTTGTTTTCCCAGTTCCGGGTTTAGCATATAGAATGACTCGCCAATTCAAGGTTCGCTGCAAATCTTTAGCTTCAATCGTCTTCATGATTAAGCACCTACTCTTTGATAACGAATTTGGTTACTATCCATGAAAGCCCTCAACAGTTTCATTTGTGGAATTGTTGCCGTTATTTTTAAAGACACTGAATGGGAAACAACTTCGCCAGTGTTGGTATCAATCGTTTTATCTTTCTGCTGAATTTGATGTGTTTGTGCTTCCGCTGCTTGTGCTTCCAGAGTCTGCTGTTTTTGTTTATTTAGTTTGACCTGATTATCAATTGCTTGAAGCAAATAATTAACATCTTGGCCTTGCTTCAACTGGTCGATCCAACCAGCTGGATCAATGTGATAAGCTTGAGCATATTTGGTGATAGTACTGATACCGGTTTTTAAATCATCGTGTTGCTTTTTAATGTAACCCATCACATCAGCAATTCCTTCGGTTACTTTCTTCTTGGTGGTGGTTTTATTTAACCAAGTAGGATCAATTTCAACCTCGCCTGGTTCCACATGGTAATTAGGTGCCATTTCAGCAATCAGAGATTGAACATGTTTTAAGCGAAGCTGGCGTTGCTGATCTTCCAATTCCTTTAGCCCAGCATCGATTGGATTAATCGAACTATCCAGGGTCATTTCCAAATCTTTAATTTGAGCTGCAAACCGTTGATATGGTTCAGCATATTTTTTTCTAATTTCCTTACGTTTATCATCAAGAGCTTGCTTCAATTTCCGAAGCTCTGCCCGGCTGGACTTGGCTTCTTTTTCTGTGGAAGCTGTTACTGCCATTCCTTGATATTTGTTGGCATATGCTTCTACAGCTGTTTTTAATTGATCAAAATTATTAATTGTAATCACAGGTAGCTGATAGTCAATCGTGTATTCTGGTAGGGATAATTCATTTGCCATTTATATTTACCTCCATCTTTTAATGTAAATAGTGTCGTTGATCAATTGAATTCTTCATTGACGCTATTTCTTTTCTTTTAGATTTTGTGATTCTGCCACAGATTAATCTAATTGGTTCGGGATAAATTGGGACTCGTTCTTTCTGCTTCTTCATAAAATCCTTGTCGGTCCCAGTTACGACGTAAGTCGGATACTTTATGCTGAGCTTTCGCATAACGTCGGCACGAGAGACACCAGTTTCTAATATTTGGGAATCCATTACACCAACTGCTTTCCAAAATTTAGTCATTATTCCACCTCGTGATGTAAAATATATTCAGATAGTCGTTGCTTTTCTTTATCTAGGACAAAGAAATATGCCAACAAGCTATGATCTTTTTCCACGGGTGTACGTCCAATAATCATATTCAAACGTTTGATACGGTTCTGTATTGTTAATGTTTTCATTCTGATGACCCTCCAGGTGTTATAATATTAGTAGTTATAGTTGTTAGCTGGTCCACCCATTTGCGGTAGTGGGCTATTTAGTGCATATAATTAAGGTGGTGAATTCTTATGGATTTTTACAATTGGTTAATGAGATTTAAAGACGTCAGTCTGCCAATCGGTGATTTGGCCCGAGACGCGAAATCTGATAGATCGTTTCCCAAAGGAAATTTAGATTGGGAAACTTTAGAAAAATATATCAAATCAGTAAATCCCCAAAATCCTGAATTAGAAATTGTTCGCAACGCCTTTAATTACTATCTAGCGGAGAAAAGTCGCTAATTAATAAAATCCAGTAATCATTTGGAAGCTTCATATTTTCTTGGCCATATTTGCCTCGTATTTCAGTATTGGCATAAAGGCCACCATGGAACAGTTGGGCTTCCTTTCTTTTTCTTAATTCACCTATTAATTCAGATGTCGAATACTTTTGCAATTTATTCATCGATATGATTCCTTTCTATTTTTTAGTGACGCCCAGTTGGTATAAAGTATTCAATGACCAGGGCTGCTAAGAACAATAAAACTAGTACTTCCAATGATTCCATTAATCAAACCACTCTTTCCAAAAAGTTTTTGGATTCGCTTTATACTTCATATACTCAGTCCCAACCCAAAAACCAATCGCACTAAAAATTACATAGTCTAACCACTGTGGTAAAATTAAAACCATTTTTACACCTCCTTACCAGTTGAATTCACTCCAATGATCCTCCAGGAACTGCTGCATTTTGGTAGCTTTAAACAACCAGGGACTACCTTTACTGCCACGATGGACTAAATATCTATCATCCATTAAGGCTTGCATTTCCCGTGAATATTTTGGATTTTCCAAGAAATTTTCTTTTAACCATTGTGGTGATTTGTTCCCACACCATTTACGAAGATCGTTTAAATTCCAAGTCCGTCCAAATGTTGATTCCCGTTTTAACTTTTGGTAATCTTCCTTATTTATCAATTCAAAATTATCAGGAATTTGAATTGATACTTTAGCACTAATGACTTGAGACATTTTGTCACTTCCTTTAGTTATTCCAATTGATCGAGGTGAACTCTATGAATACTGTGGTAATTACCACAAAGTCTCATGATTCAATTTCGGTCTCTAATTTAAAGAAAATTCAAACTATGGATATTATGGGTGAAAAGATATCAATTACTAATTTTGCTGATTTTTCTTTAAATGATGCTAACGGAGAAGTCAAATTTATTGGTGATACAATCTTTAGCATTGACCGAAGAGACATCATGAGTGTCTTATTCAAGTAACAATCTATAAAGTTCAGCAATGGTTGCAGCCATTTCTGGACTTTTACTTTTTTCACTCAATAGTTCCAATAAATATTCTCGTACTGCATTATGAAGTTTTTGATCCATTTAATTCACTTCCAATTCTGGCTTAGTTGTATACTTAATTTATCCCAATTAATCGAGGTGATTAAATGTCGACCAGCACAAAATACCAGCTTTATATCAGCAAAAACCGGCAAATAATCCCAGCAACGGTTTAACGGTTGTTGGAATTATTTGCCGGTTTTAATATGCAAAATATTCCAGTTAATATAAAAAAAGAGTACAAAAACAGGAGTTTCACCTGTAGAATTGTTTAACGACCAAGAAAAACAATCAAACAGAAAGGAACTCCCTTCATGAATCATACTGGAAAAAACGGTCGTTGCATAGACCTAAATACATATTATCAAAAAAAATATGATCACTACCTGTTTCGGGTGTTAGATAGACTTCAGTGCCCACACTGTCACAATCCGGTGGGATTGAGAATCCATGGTCGCTATTTAAGAAATATTTATCTCACGGCAACCAAACGCATCCAGATTATGGTGTCACGAATGATCTGTACTTGTGGCAAAACATTTGTCGTTTTACCGCCAGCGATCATACCGTTCAAGCGTTATATTTTGGGAACGGTTCTGGCAGTTATCAAGGCAAGTAAGGGGCAATCGGTTTACTATGCCGAAAAGCGGTTTGAAGTTGCCAGTAGTCTGATTCGATACTGGCTCAGACAATTCGATCAGTGGCATGGTGCCCTTGTCAAGGCCTTCGGCCTCTTGGAATCAGGCCCAATTGAAGCAGCCTATCTGTACAATCACTATCATCAGAAACGTCGTTTGATGCAAATTATTTCAGCCTGGACCCAACCCTTTCATGATCTTTTTACAAACCACATAGTTTAATCTTATCAGCAATGTTGGCGTCCGTTATCCTTAATTCTATCCTATAAATTGAGGTAAACAGACATGACTAATCAAGATATCGATGACATTGCTTTATTTCGCTATAACCTGGTGATTCCATTGATCAATAATGATTTCCCCGATCAAAATAAAACCGCTTATATGCGACGAATTGCCGAAACGGAGCGTCAATTTCCCGGTGGCAGCAGCGGATACGTCCAAATGGGCACTTTACGGGAATGGGCAACCAAATACCGAAAAGCCGGCTTTTCAGGATTGAAACCGCAGCCAAGAAAAGATCGCGGGACTAGCCGTAGGCTCACGGAAGGCCAAAAAGATGAAATTATTCGGCTAAAAACAGAGAATCCACGCCGACCGGCGACCACTATCCGGCGAAAAATGATTAGCACCGGCTTTTTTCCAACGGGAATTCCATCAGAGAGTACCATCCAGCGTTATTTAGCTAAGGTAGTTCCCGACCTTCGACGGGATCATATCGAAGACATGCGCGCTTTTGAAATGGCGCACGTTAATGAACTCTGGCAGATGGATACCACTCACGGACCCTTTATCACCAATGATGGCCACAAACGCAAAGTTTATATTGTCGGCATTATTGATGATGCCTCGCGCTATTTAGTCGGCTGGCACCTGTCTTACAAAGATGATTCAGTCGCCGTTCAACTGGCACTCAAACAAGCCATTGCGACGTATGGTAAGCCACGACAATTGTATGCCGATAACGGCAAGCCCTATGTTAATAAGCAATTGGCGTTAATCTGTGCTGAATTGGGAATCGGTATCCGACATGCCCAAATCTATCATGGCAATCAAAAAGGCAAGATTGAGCGCTGGTTTGGCGTTATGAAACAGCAGTGGATGGCGAATATTAATTACGATGATTATTCGTCAATCGCAGAACTCAAACAATCTTTCGCGGACTACGTACGCGATCGGAATAATCAATCCAATCGAAACTTACCTAATAAAGAAGCGCCGATTGATCGGCTCAGTACGGAACCTGAAATGATTCATAAAGTTGAGGCTCGGCGCTTAAACATGGCGTTTTTACATCGTGAAGCACGGGTCGTCAATCACGATGGGACCATCAATCTTAATTCAAGACAGTATGAAACCGGCCGGGCAACCATTGGTGAAAAGGTAATGGTTCGTTACCAGCCGGATTACTCAGCTGTATACATTGAATGGAACGAACAGTTAGTGCCAGTTTCGCTGGTTGATAAGATTCATAATGGGCATGCCAAACGAGAGCGAATTAGAATGACGGAGGATCAATAATGGACTACTTAATGTATTATGGAATGACCCATAATCCGTTCGATAAATCAGTACAAACAGTGATCAAGACCATTGATTATAAGGAATTGACGTTTCGTTTAAACTATCTGATTAAGACCCTTGGGCTGGGCGTCGTAACCGGTCGGCCGGGGGCCGGCAAAACCATTATTTTACGGGATTTTGTCCGCCAATTAGATCCAAATCAATATCGGGTTAATTATATTCCTTTATCAACGGTCAGTGTTAGCGACTTTTACGATCAGCTGGCAGTCAATATTGGGTTGGAACCCGCTTATCGGAAAGCACAGAAATTTCGGCAGATTCAAGAACGAATTACCGAAATGCATGATATTGAACGCGTCACGCCAATTTTCATTATCGATGAAGCCCAATATCTAAATGGCGCCATCCTCGATGAACTAATGTTAATTACTAACTTTGACATGGATGCGCAGAAGAAATGCGTTGTTATACTGGCGGGCCTGCCCGTTTTAGCTCAAAGGATACAACGACCGCAGTTTGAAGCGTTTAGACAGCGAATCGCGATCAATTATCAAGTTATCGGTATGGAAAACGAAGAAGCCGTTCACTATGTGAATGATAAGTTTAAAGCGGCTGGTGTAACGTCACCAATCATCAATAAAGAAGCCGTGCAAACGATTATTAAGAATGCCGGTGAAAGCATTCGCCGACTAGATTTGATTATCACGCAGTGTTTAATTTTGGGTGCTAATAAGCAACAAAAAATCATTGATAATGAAACTGTCTTTGAAGCCAATTCCGAATTAGCGCTACTTTAAGCCAACCGACATCATTTAGACCAGCCTAACGGCTGGTTTTTATGTATCCCAAGATAAGATGCTGGAAGAATCTGACGGTAAAATAATTAATCCAGACAAAAAGTCATTTTAATCCAGCTCATAGTTCAATATATGGCCGAAATAAAATGACTTTTAACCGCTGGAAGAGCGCGACGCGCGACAATTAAAGATGACCATCAATAAAGAATTTACCGACAGATTATTAAATATTTTGGATGCTTCGCCTAACCGTGTTGTCGGCACAAAATATACAAAATCTGTTTTAAATTTATTTAATAAGTATCCTTTAGCTGATATTAAAGACTCATTAAATAAATTACCCGCTGATAAATACACTTATCATTTGTACGAAGATTTTGAACATGATCGTATTTCAGGCTTCGGTGTTCGTGACGATTCCAGAAATCCGAGCTGAACCAGTATTAATTAATTTTTCGATGGCCTCCAGCACTGCCTGCTGGGGGTCACTTGATGTTGTACCGTTACTGAATTGAATGGTCACTGTTAACGCTCCTAGGAAAGCTGGGTATTTCTTTTGACTATCCGTGGATATTTGTTGCTCTATCTTAAAATTGGCTAAATCTATAAAATCAGCATTTTTGGCGCTCTTACCTTTAAAACCTTTCGGAACATTTCCGACACGTGTTATTTCGTCCATTTAATTCACCTCCTTTCTATGCTGGCTGTGTGGACGAATCCGGAGTAAATAAAAGGTTGATCGTCACTTGGAAAGTCTCTTTCTAAGCTCGTTCTCTTTTGGGAACGGTTATTGTAAAAAAAATTCCTAATTCATCATTAGAGAATCCGAGCACGCTCGCAATCTTTGCAAGTTCATCAGCTCCCAGACTAACTTTACCGGTTTCCCGCTTGGAATATGTTGCTCTGCTTTTCCAACCTAGCATTTTGGCCATGTCCTCTTGCGAATATCCTTTCGCAATTCTTTCAGCTTTGACTCTTCTTAAATCTACTGACATAATTTTCCATCTCCTTACGTTCTCATTTGGGAACACTTAAAGAATATCGTATTCGTTCCCAATTGTCAACATGATAATTAAAAAAATAGTCAAAAAGTTTTTTTAATATCTTGATTGTTTCCGATTGGGAACGGTGCTATAATGTGATGGTAAGCAAGGAGGGTTTCTATTGAAAACAAATGACGAAATAATCGACACACTTATTGAATTAAAAAATGAGCAGAATTTAACACTTAGTGAACTGGCCAGACGTGTAAACATGGCCAAGTCAGCATTATCAAGGTATTTTAATAAAACTAGAGAATTTCCACTAAATAATGTGGATGCTTTTGCTAAAGCGTTACACACTACCCCAGAATATATTCTTGGATTCAAAGAGAATGAGATTGGTTCATTAACTGATAGTGATAGAAGAATTCTAAGGATTAATAAAAGGTTAAACTCTGATCGTCAAGAAAAAGTTTACAATTATGCCAGTGACCAATTAGACGAACAGAATAACGAAAAAGTAACTTCAATGTTTAACCACAAACCGCTGGTTGATATTCCTTACGGTCGTTCAACTGCTGCCGGTTCCCCTATTAATGGTGAGGATCAAGATACCCAATTAATCCACAAGCTGATTGCTGGTGAGAAGGTCCCCGCGGGTGCTGATGAATTAGTTACTGTGGATGGTGATTCTATGGAGCCCCTCTTAAAAAAGGGTAGTCAGGTGTTCATTCACTATCAACCAGAGGTTGAGAATGGTGAAATTGCGATTGTCCACATCCGTGATGTTGGTGTTACTTGTAAAAAGTTTTATGTAAATGAGGATAATACCGTTACCTTAAAATCAATTAACAAGGCATACGATGACATGGTGTTTGATTGTGATGAAGTTAATGTAATCGGTAAAGTGATCTTATGAGCTCCCAAATGTGGGGGCTTCATTTAAAGTTTTAAAAGAACATATGTTTCGACTAACCAGGTGGTTTGCTTAGGTTCGAGTCCTAAATAGTCAATATTTAACCGAAAAAAATAACCAACGTTCTCTGGATAAACGTTGGCCACAGGAAAGAATCGATCGTGAAGCAGCTAATATGTATTACAAATTTTTGGTAAATATCCACGATAAGATCAGCAGTAATTTTAAGGGACTTGCTAAGCATGATCCTAATAAGTGGCGACACTTTATTTCAGTTAACGAAATGCTTGATCAATTGGAAGAATCTGTTGTTGAGATAGAATTTGAATAAGCAAAGTGAATACTATAAAGGGGAGAATTTTATATGCAAGCATTCGTCAAAATTAAACGAATTTCAAAGAAAAGAGGTCTTAGCTTATATCAATTAAATAACCAAGCGGGATTGAAAGCAAATGTTATTTATTCTTGGAAAACTAAGAATCCATCAGTTGAGAAATTAAAAGCTGTTGATTATTTATTAAACGATGCAAATGAAGCATCCTTAGCTGCGGACCCTACTGAACTATCAAAAAATCAGAGAGCGATAGCAAAATTAATTGATCCTGATATTTCCAATGATGATTGCCAGGCTATTATTAAAATACTTCTGTGGCCGTCAAGTTCAACTGATCCAATTTCGCTCATTAAGATTGAGCCATTTTA